GTATTCTCGAAAGTCAAAGAATCTTTGGGATCCACGTTCACAATTGAATTATCAATAGTTACTTCATTTTTGGGATCTATACAAAGACGATCTATAGGCATTCGAGTTTCGGTATTTGCAAAAGCATGAAAGGATTTAGGTTGATACGGCATAACATCATCGATCATTGGAGGATTAGAATATCCAAATATTTTTGCAATAGATGCTACCGCATTGGCACCTATAGAGGTAGCCATAGCGAATGGTCCTATAATAGGAGCAGTGCTTAACATCGCAGCAATATTTCCAACAGTAGAAGCTGGTCCTGATACAGTACCTTCCTTCTCGTATTCGTCACCTTGCAGACTCTCACCATAGGTGGGTCCTGCTAGAGTAACTTCCTCCGCCCAAGCAAAAACTGAAATCGTAATATCAGTTCCAGTCACTCCATTAGCGGAACGTAAACCACTAAAGTCGATAGCTCTAATTTGTCCCATACCAGCAACATCTGTTGCTTTTGAGACATTAAGCCATGAGCCTGTCCATAAAAATGGTAAGGTCATTTCGACAGAAGTCATTTTCTGCGGTTCCAACCAAACTCCCGGTAATTGGGAAATTGGAATTAGATCCGCCGCTGTGGAATAGGTAACACCTTGGTTCATAGGTTGATAGTACACATAAATCGCTCCATAATAAAATGGGGATGAATTGAGTACAAATTTCAACTTAAGATTACACCGAATTCGCGAATAAAAATCTAACTTACGAGAGATAAATTGATTCGTGAAAAAGGAAGTCCAAGGATCCGAGGATTGGGAAAAGGGTAAACCTTCTGTCCAATTCCAAGATGCTATCTTAACTGGTCGAGATAAATACTCTCCCAATTTTGCTGTCGCGTCTTCATCTATGGAAAATGTATTATCCATAAATCTTCCCATATCATATGGGGTTGCCATTTGCGAATCATCAAATCGAATGATTTGAACACGCTCACTGGCGGAGACCACATCTTCCGATGCGGTCGGGGCGGCTACGATATCTGCAGATTGCAGTTCGTAACCAAAAATGATCTTTTTCAGCTGATCAGGCTTTTCTATAATTGTGTTTGCAAGTTTGGTAAAACTCATATGAAATTCCGTAAACTCATTGGAACTTCGAGGTTTGTCAAATTGTGCATCAACCGACACATATGTAAATACATATTTAGGGGAACGCCCTGGTAGATGTCAACATTCATCCATTACTAAAAGTTTACATTGACTTATACTAATAGCAGGTAACTATGAATGCAGGATATATTTTGGTTTAAGTTGGACTTTATATCGGAAGCCCGGGGTGCAACTTAGTTGCCAGAACACAGTTTACAAACCCTGTGATCGGAATCTTCCTTATATTTGGTGATCATATCATCCCAAACTGGAAAATCCCTAGTCATATAGGGTTGCAGTTCATTCTCATCCACAATCTCGAGCATCATTTTTCGACGTTTCATAAATTCCTCTTTTCCATAAAAGAAGTATTCCATTAATGCCGTCTGCATGACCTCAACACTGTGTTGTTCTATACAAAGAACTTGGCCTGGAATATGTTTTGTTAACATTTTTCCAATTGAGGAGTGATCCAAGATCGCAACATGAGATTGCAAATCTGGTTCAAACCGCCAAGCCCTCTTCAAAAAAGAAGCTTGTGAAATATGAATAAAAGGTACAGATTCTGCTAACTTATCAGCCATGGTGTATTTTACGCCAATAGTAGCTAAAGAAGTTTGCAAAATTGTATGATTAAAATTCGTAACTGACTTATCAATGCCCATGATGTTATCATCACCATAGGTCATTACACTGACTTGGTTCTTAAAAGAATCAAGATCATTACCAGCTAATTTACAAGCATATCTCAAATAAAGAGAATTAACCAAACTATTAATAGTAACGGTCAAAGGTTGACCCGATGGATTAGATCCAAAGAATTCAATCAAATCTCCGTTAAAATTAACCAAAGGAAAAGCAACGTCAAAAGATATTCCTCGAATAACTTTCAACTCCTCTTCCTTCCAACCTGCCGCTTGCAGTATCAAAATGATAACATCAAATGCTGCCAAAATGACTTGTGCGCACATATTCTTGTCAAATTTAGAATAATCGCCAGCGACCATGCGGTCCTTACCATGTGAAGTGAGATAATGATAAATATCATCCCATTCCATGGAAGTCGCATTAGTTCCTGGTGCGGCTTCAAAAGCAAACCGGTTGTTTTGTGATAATCGTACATACGAAAGTAAGTACTTTCTCACTACAAACGACCAATCTGCAGGAGCCCCAGCAAAAACACGAGTAGCCATACTCTCAATTTTCGCTTGGGAAGTTGGTTCATCCTTAAGATGACCAACAAAAAGTGGCATCACACGCTCACCAGCTTGATACTTTCCTAAAATAGTATCAACTCGAGCGTAAAAAAGTTCATCAAAATCTACACAATCTTGCCATAAATCGAATTCACCCTTGTAATCAAGAAGATATTTCTTCTTTTTACTCCACGGATAACCCATGGAGGTGTTTCGGTTCATCTTATCGATAAATTTAACACCTGGTAAACCATTAATGGTAGATAAATTGTCTAGAATAACTAGTTCTTTCAATTGCTCTTTAGGAATCATTTTCAAAATATCCTTAGCAAAAGATTGAACACATTCTTGCAAAATATCATCACGCATAGTGAATTTTTGTTGAACAATGTCAAGCGCACCTTTACGCCATGGTTGCCAACCAGACATATAAGGCTTATCAAAATTATCCTCATACCCACGATCTCTAACAGATCTATAGATATATGTACGGGTAACTTTTGATTTATTACCAGATCGTTTACAATCTAAACTACCATAAACATTTGCTT